ATTTTATACTATACTTGAAAATATTTCGTTAGCATTAGGGTTTAGGGTTTGATGATGTGCGCCATTGATGTTCGAATCTTATATCTTGTTAATGTAATATAGCAATGAAAACAAAGTATATTCATTCATTTTTGTTAAACCTACCATCGATCATATTTGTCCTCTTAGCTCTCGGAAAGTCATATAGCATGATATTGAGTTTAACAATCGTTGTCGCTTTGGTTGCGCTTGTCAAAGAACTTTCAAATAACATACCTAAGGGCAACATCTTATATAGTCTCACGCGGAGGCCAGAAAACGGCTTATACTGTGGAGTATCGTGTTTAGATAAAAAAACACACATATCAGACCCAGGTTTTCCAAGTGGTCATGTGGCTTTTATTACATTCTATGCGTTATGCTTGCCTTCTTATTCGTTATTATATACAATTATTAAGGGGGTCTTAATTTTATCAGTTAGTTACAATAGATTGAGGACAGGTTGCCATACTATTTTACAGGTTATTGGCGGTATATTATTCGGTGGTTATTTACAGCGTTTTATTATGCTCTGAAAAGCACGTCATCTTTATACACTTGTTTATAAACTTATTCATCAAGCTGAATGATTTCTTTCTGGAAGAACTCATCGTAGAATTGTGGGTCAAAAAGTTCCTTATTGTTCTTATGAACAGAAATGATTGTTTCAATACTTTCCATGATCGTTCCGCTATCTTCGCGGTTCAAATACTCCTTCGTGATCTTATCCATAACGTCTTTATCGATAATGAATGTTTCCTTGTCTGGGAACTTATTTTTCTCGATAGTCTTGAGACTCATATACTCAGTGAGTCTTGCGAATGATTCACGTGCTCCGTCGTTGTAATGAACAGTAAGGCCTCTGCCTCTCTTGGAGATATCGACGATGTGTGACCAGTTGAGATTTTCAACCAACCCCTCTGTGTTCATTATATCCTTTGAAACTTCACTCAGTATCCTCTTCATTTCGCTCTCAATGCGCTTCAATTCTTGATTCGCTTGAGACTGTTTCTCAATAAGTTCCGCGATACCCTTGAGAGCATTCGTAGTTCTGCAGTAGTCGATAGTATGATTTGCACTGGAAGATTTTGTTTTAAATTCAGACTTCATCAGTTCCCTTTCAACCGCCTGGGTAATGATGTAGGACAAGCGCTCTGACTTTATCTTCACTTCCTTTTGCATAGGTGTTATCTCGATTCCTTTGCCCTTATCAATATTAGACTTGTGAGGCAGTTCTTCATCGTTGTCTGCATCATCAGCAGTTTCCATTGCGGCGTCTGTTTCAGGTTCCTGTTCATCTTCATCTTCAGGTTCAGGTTCATCTTCTTCAGGCTCAGGCTCATCTTCAGGTTCAGGCTCATCTTCTTGATCTTCAGGCTCATCTTCAGGTTCAGGCTCATCTTCTTGATCTTCAGGCTCATCTTCAGGCTCAGGTTCAGGCTCAGGTTCAGGTTCAGGTTCAGGCTCAGGTTGAGGCTGCTTTTTCTGTCTCTTGTTGGAACCCATTGATTGTTTGTGTGAGTGTTGAATTGTAATATAGATGTTCTTGATTGTGTATGTTTGTGAGTTGAACAGAAAAAACAAATTTTAAACATTCTCAACTTATTCAAAACTTAACACATTTTATCCTATGGAATACCTGAGATTTTTATTATTTTTTTTATACCTTCGCATAACCTCGGAACTTGATATCGGTTATAGAACCTCATTATACCATTTTTTGGTCGTTTTTTTATTGAACCTTTACTTTCGTTGAATAGATTATCACACATATATACACACTCATCTTTCGTCGCATCAAACAACACACATACACAGGGCATATTCTTCACCTGACACGTTCTAATGAACATATTTCTGTCATCTTCATTAGCATGCTCACCATCCATTATCAAGTTTTCATCATCGTCATCATCCTTTTCATCCAAATAAATCATCACGTTTTCCCTCACCTTCTTATTACACACCATAGTCCGTATGTATCTCATCTTTTTACCATTTAATCGTTCAGCAAATGTCGTCTTACCAATATTTGGAGGTCCAACTATAAGTATTAAATGTCGTTTAAGAGTAGTATTTAATTCATCAATTAAATCATCGATGATTTTGACGGGGTAGAATCTTACTTTTTTGTTATAATCCACTATATCTATTTTCTTCATAGTGTCGTAAAAGTCTTTTATAGAATAATTGAAACACCCCTTCTTGTATTTATCGTAATACACTGACTTCGATGAAGTCATGAATGAGTTAATTGAGTCAATATGCATGCCCTCGCAAACTTTCTTGAAACCATCATATGGAAATCTATAATAACTATCCTTATGTAATAGAATACATCCATACAAAGCATCACCATATTCTGTGTGCAGTTTAAGAGTCATATTTTCAATTAACCTTTGAATAATAGTTAAATTGTCCATAGTTTTAGTTAATATGAATAACAATCTTGATTTGGAGAATGGTAAATTCAATTTTTTTACTTTCATATAATTCAACGTAAATGCTACATCGCAATCAATCATATTCACTGTTTCAAGTTGTGTTGTTGTTTCTCGCATGTAAGCTATATAATCAGTATTTTCTATGATAGAGAACATTTTTGATTGCAACTAATATCAGTTTCATTTTTTTATATCAATATATCACCAAAAAAACAACCTATATATCTTCATTTTCAAATTCAATAATGAAATATTGTGAGCGAAGTCAAATGATCAATTTCAAAAGGTAATTCGGTGAGTTGATTGTATCCCATATCCAAATAATTGAGTGAAGTCAGATTACCAATTTCTGAAGGTAATTCTTTGAGTTGATTATATGCTATATCCAAATAGTTTAGTGAAGTTAGATTACTAATTTCTGAAGGTAAATGCCTGATGTTATTGGCTTGCAATCGCAACCCTGTTAGTGAAGTGAGCCGACCAATCTCAGAGGGAAACTTTGTAAGTAGGTTTTGACCCAAATCCAAATACTTGAGTGAAGTCAGATTACCAATATCTGAAGGTAAAAGCGATATTTTATTCCCTTGCATTTTTAACTCTGTAAGTGATGTCAGTTGGCCAATCTCAGAGGGGATATTATTATAAAGTTCGTTATTAGTAACATTCAAATACTCGAGATTGATCAATCTACTGATCTCAGATGGCAACTCTTTGATATAGTTGTTTTCCAAATGTAAGACTCTGAGTGAAGTGAGCTGACCAATCTCAGAGGGAAACTGTGTAAGTAGGTTTTGACTCATATCTAAATACTCGAGTGAAGTAAGATTACCAATTTCAGAAGGAAGATGCGTGATTTTATTCCCTTCTAAGTCCAATTCTGTAAGAGAAGCAAGCTGACCAATCTCAGAAGGTAGTTGAGTGAATTTATTTGATCTTAGATCCAACTCTTTGAGTGAAGTCATTTGTCCAATCTCAGAAGGTAGTTGAGAGATGCTATTGTAAGACAAATACAATTTTGTGAGTGAAGTGAGCTGACACATCTCAGATGGTAGTTTTTCGAGTTTAGCACTATATAAATGAAATATTGTGAGCGAAGTCAGATTACCAATTTCAGAAGGTAATTCTGTCAGTTGGTTGCATCCTATATCCAAATACTCGAGTGAAGTCAGATTACCAATCTCTGAAGGTAAATGCGCGATGTTATTCCTTTGTAAGTGCAATTCTGTAAGAGAAGTGAGCTGACCAATCTCAGGTGGGATATTATAAAGTGCGTTGTCAGTCACATTCAAATACTCGAGATTGATGAGTCCACTGATCTCAGATGGCAACTCCTTGATATAGTTGTTTTCTAAATGTAACACTCTGAGTGAAGTGAGCTGACCAATCTCGGAAGGCACTTTCTTGATTCTATATAGGTTTCGATGGAATATTAAATGCTCGACATTGTGTATTTTCAAAGTATGACAATTTCTTATGAATGCATCAGTATCTTCTATTGTATATATTTTTTTGCCATCTTTAATGCTCACTAAGATGCTGTCGGAATCAAAGGCTTGTTGTATGCGTCTGTTTTCAACCTTTTTCAAGAAAGCCTGTTCAGTTACTAAAGGAATCCTCGAATATGGACACAAAAATATATCAGAAGCAGAATTGTTACTCAAGGCTTCTATTGCGCGCTGATTGAAACATACTTTCTGGTTGTTTATGTTTTTGTAGAAACAATAGGAACCAACAAACGTATCATCTTCAAAGCCAATAGGTAAGTATGTTATTCCACATATCGGGTAGTCTTTTATGGTTGCTCCTTGATAGATAATATCTTCAATGATAACATTAGTTTCACATTGTAATTGTGCTGGATCGGGAGCACTGAGTATAGCCCGATGAACGATCGTAACATGGCATTGATACAATTGGTTGAGTAATTCACAGTCATTTATATCAGTTTGCATCGCCAACATTATGTTGCTTTTTCTGTCTTTAAATAATGTATCAAATTTTTAAATTAGATTAAAAAGAAAAAATTACATTTTCAAAATATGAAATATGTGATCCATTTAAAAAATAAATATGAATATGAATATGAAGAAGATGAAGAATATGAATATAAAGAAGATGAAGAATATGCAGATGAAGATGATGTGCACTATGAATTATTGTAAAGGTTTCACAAAGAAAGGCACGTGTTGCACTCGTAGTGCCGCTGATGGCGATGATCTATGTAAAATACATAGAAATATGGTCCTTGAAGAGTGCTCTATATGTTTGGATAAGATGTTCGTAAAACAGGATCTGAATTGTGGCCACTCTTTTTGCAAAAATTGCATTTATAAATGGGATGGTGAGACATGTCCAATGTGTAGGAAAGAGATGGATTTTATAACTTATAATAAAGAAACAATAATTGTTAGCTTACAACAAAATATTAAACTTATAGATGAGTATATGGAAAACAAAACTGTCCATTTACTTGAGAAAACTATAGATAATGTAGTCGATACTATGCTAAAAAACGTATGGATACATTATTATGATAAAGCTTTCATAGACATTTTGATGGAATTCATAGAAGTAGGCATGAAAATGAATAAATATGTTTTCAAAAGCTACTCGAAGGTTCTTAACAGTCTGATGTCGAGACAATTATACAATAAAGTCGTTCAAAAAAAACATAGCTAATCAAATGCGCAGAT